TACCTGTATCCAACGTTGTGAACGTTGACGTGATCATGTCCCCCACTGCGGCGACGGGTCGTAATTTCGGTTCGCTACTCATTCTCGGCACATCCACTGTTATTCCGGTATCAGAGCGCATCCGGCTTTATACCAGCTCAGAGGACATCAGCGTTGATTTCGGCGAAGACAGTCCGGAGTACGAAGCGGCGCTGATTTACTTTTCACAGTCACCGCGGCCTGCTCAGGTCTACGTCGGTCGCTGGGCAAAAACGCTGGCAACCGGCGAGACAGGTAGCGCTGAAAATCTGGCGCAGGCCATCACTGCTGTGCTGCAGTTTACCAACTGGTATGGCCTTGGCATTGCTGACGAAGACGAGCTGACGCCTGCAGAGATTACGGCGACTGCTGCAGCAATTCAGGCATCAAGCCTGAGCCGCGTGTTTGCTGTTACGTCCTCTGATTCAGGCATCATTGATTCTGCGACCACGTCGGATGTCGCCTCTACTCTCAAATCGGCCGGGTACAGTCGCACCTTTGTGCAGTACTCAACGAAGAGTAAGTACGCGGCTCTGTCGGCGTTCGGGCGGGCCTTTACTGTCAATTTCACCGGCAACAACACCACGATCACCCTTAAGTTCAAAACTGAACCGGGTGTGACGTATGAAACCCTGACCAGCTCCCAGGCTGCCGCGGTAGATGCGAAGAATGCCAACGTTTACGTGTATTACGCGAACGACACGGCAATCCTGCAGCAGGGTGTGATGTCCAATGGTGATTTCTTCGATGAGCGCCACGGGCTGGACTGGCTGCAGAACTATGTGCAGACCAACCTGTTTAACCTGCTGTATACCTCAACCAGCAAAATCCCCCAGACCGAAGCCGGTATCACGCGTCTCCTCACTAACGTTGAGATGTCGCTGGACCAGGCTGTTTCGAATGGTCTGGTTGCGCCGGGCGTATGGAATGGCGGTGACATCGGCCAGATTACCGCAGGCGACACCCTGACCAAAGGCTATTACGTGTACGCACAGCCTCTGTCATCACAGGCTCAGTCGGACCGCGAGAAGCGCCGCGCGCCTCTGATTCAGGCAGCTATCAAACTGGCCGGTGCAGTTCACTATGCCGATGTTCAGATCAACGTTGTTCGCTAAGGGGATATAGATGAGTACCTACAGCTTTATGGACATTACGGCGTCCATGACCGGCCCGACCGGCTCAATCGACCTTGGCTATGGCTCTGCGAACTCCGAAGAGGGGATCACGGTAACGATGACCGAGGCTAAAAACACCATGACGATTGGTGCTGACGGCGAAACAATGCACAGCCTGCACGCTGGCAAGAGCGGCACCGTCACCATCAACCTTCAGAAAACCTCGCCGGTAAATAAGAAGCTTTCCCTGATGTACAACGCGCAAAGCCAGTCTTCTGCGCTGTGGGGTAACAACGTGTTCCTGCTGCGAAACAAAGCATCAGGCGACATCGTTACCATTCGCTCAGCAGCTTTCCAGCGCCAGCCTGACTGGAACAACCCAAAGGTTGCCGGAATGGTCGCATGGGTGTTTGACGGCGGCAAAATCGACGAAGTGCTCGGGGAGTTTTAATCGATGGAATTTGAAATCAAAGGCGTTAACTACCGCGCATCAAAGCTCAGCGTTTTCGACCAGCTGAAGGTATCCCGTAAATTGCTCCCGGTTCTGGCCGGGATGCTCGGTGACTTTCAGGGCATCAAGGCTGCCGCGCAGGGTGGCGATGTGAATAAAGCCATTGAAAGCGCGTTGCCGAAGATTGCGGACTCGCTGGCAGATATGAGTGAAGAAGATACGAATGCGATCATCTTCCCCTGCCTGTCCGTGGTCGCCCGGCAGAACGGCAAGGTATGGGCACCGGTAATGGTTCAGGGCGCGCTGATGTTCGATGACATCGACCTGATGAGCATGCTGCAGATCGTCGGTCGGGTGGTGGGCGACAGCCTGGGAAATTTTTTGCCCGCAGCCACCGACAAAGAGATTGCGGACAACTCAGCGGCCTGACGCTTGAATCCCTGCCAGATGGTGAAGACTTCCTGATGCGCCCGGTTGATGCCGGGTACATAAGCTACACCGCGCTGAAAGATGGCTCAGTAGACCTCGCAGACGTTGCCCGCATGAATGACTGGCTCGACCTGAAAGCAGATAACAACAACCGCATTGAGCGCTGGAGACAGGATAATGAATGCTGAGACTATCAAGGATTTTCTGGTAAGCCTCGGCTTTCAGATTGACGATGCTGGCGCGCGCAAGTTTGACTCTGTGGTACTGGGCACCACGCTGCAGGTGGTGAAACTCGGCGCGGCAGTGGAAGCTACGGCGCTCTCCGTGGTTGCTTTTACAGCCAAAATCGCCAGCGGTCTGGATAATCTTTACTGGATGTCTCAGCGAACAGGCGCAACAGTTGAGGGCATTCAGCGCATAGGCTACGCAGTAAGCCAGATGGGTGGCTCTGTTGATGCTGCCCGTAACTCCATGGAGGGGCTGGCGCACTTCATGCGTAACAACCCCGGCTCAGAAGGTTTCCTGAACCGCCTGGGTGTGCAGACGCGTGACGCCAGCGGCAACATGCGGGACATGGCGAGCATCTTCACGGGTGTAGGCCAGAAGCTCAGCAACATGCCGTATTATCGCGCGAACCAGTATGCGCAGATGCTCGGCATTGATGAAAACACCCTGATGGCGATGCGTCGCGGGCTGGGTCAGTTCAATCAGCAATACACGCAGATGGCTAAGGCTATCGGCTTCAATGCTGACCAGGCGGCAATCAGCTCGAACAAATTCATGACCTCGCTGCGGGCCTTCGGGCAGATGGCGGGCATGGCGCGCGATAAAATCGGCTCCAGCCTGGCTGAAGGCCTGTCGGGTTCAATCGACATGCTGAGAAAGCAGATTGTTGACAACTTCCCGAAGATTGAGCAGACAATTACCAGTGGAGTGAAAGGCATCCTCTGGATGGCTGAGGTGATTGGCCGCGTCGTTTACCGGCTAATTCAGGCTGCTGGCGACATTCGGGAGTGGTGGAACACCCTCGATAAGAGTACACAGCAGCTGATAGAAACGCTTGGCGCGCTTGTTCTGGCGTGGCGGATTGTTAACAGTGCATTCCTGACATCACCTATTGGCCGAATCATCGCGCTTGGCCTCGCCATTCTCAGTCTGTATGACGATTACAAGACCTGGCAGTCTGGCGGCAAATCGCTCATAGACTGGGAGAAATGGCAGCCGGGAATCGACTCCGCTAAAAAGGCGCTGGACTGGTTCACCGACAAGCTGAATAAGCTGAATAACGGAACCCTGACATGGAAAGGCACGCTCCAGTCACTTTCTGATTTCATGAAAGGCGACTGGTCGAAGTCGATTAACGATGCGATCGCCTCCGTTAACCGTGCGTTTGGCGGCTTCCTGACTCAGATTGGTCAGAAGTTCGCTAATAGCCCATTCTGGAAAACGCTGCAGCGCCTACATATCGTCAATGAGAAAGACACTCAGGACATGCTGAACTTCTTCAGTGGCGAAGGTGGCAATGCAGCGGCCCCGGCTGCAACAGAAAAAATGCCCGGCGAGGATGACGGACCGGAAGCGATTTACCCTGTCGACGGGCCAGCCTCGCAGTATGCACAGTCACTGAGGCGCGGGGAGCGTAATAACAACCCGGGCAACCTGAACTTTGCAGGACAGGCTGGCGCAATGCTGGAACGCAGCGGCGGCAGGTTCGCTAAGTTCCAGTCTGCTTATGATGGCCTGCGCGCCATGGCCCGCCAGCTGATGCTGTACGCGAAGCGCGGAATAAACTCTGTTGAAGGCATCATTTCCACCTGGGCTCCATCATCTGAGAACAACACAGGTGCCTATGTTAACGCCATATCATCACGGCTTGGTGTTGACCCTAAAGTCGCGCTGAACCTGCAAAACCCGCAGGTACTGTCTCAGCTGATGAACGGCATCATCCATCATGAGAATGGCCGCAACATCTACTCAAGCGAGCTCGTAAGCCGCGCCGCCTCGGGTGCAGCCTCGCCTACCGTTAATCAGGAAACAAACATCCATATTCACGGTGTGAGCGATCCTGAGCGCGCAGGCAGCAGCGTTGCAGAGCGGCAGATGGGCGTTAACTCCAGGCTAACCCAGCAACTCACACCGGCGGTCAGATAATGGATATTCTCTCTACGCTGTTTTCACAGCAAAGCAGGAAGATAGGCCTGATCATCCCGGACGTGGTCATCTCTGAGAAGCACAGCGATGTACTGGAAATCACAGAGCATCCTACTGAGCTGGGCGCGCCGATCGCTGACCATGCTTATAAGCGTCCGGCGGAGCTGACAATGGAGGTCGGCTTTTCAGGTGGTGGCTCGTTGCTGGAATTGCTCGACACCTCATCTGTTGGGTTAAGTCTTGGGCTTAGCCCGAAAGAAACCTATCAGAGGCTTCTCGACCTGCAGGCCAGTCGTGTTCCATTTGATGTAGTCACTGGCAAGCGCATCTACAGCAACATGCTGATACGCGTGCTTGATGTAACCACTGACCGCACATCTGAAAATGTCCTGATGGCGTCTCTTACGCTCAAGGAAGTTCCTATATCGCAGACGCAGACGATCAGCGTGGCGAACAAAACCGACATGACGGATGGAGTAAGCACATCACCAGTGCAGAACACCGGCATCAAGTCAGTGAAAAGCGCCAATGAGTCTGTGCTCTCGAAACTCTACAGCTACGTGTCGGGGTAAGTATGCAGGGATATGAAATCCCGCTATCACCGGACAACCAGGCATTCAACATTATCCTGAGCAACACCACCTACAAGCTGCAGGTAGAGTGGCGTGACTTCGCATGGGTGCTTGATTTGATGGATAGCGGCGGCAATGAAATCGTGAGCGGAATTCCCATGGTGACAGGCGGTAACCTGCTTTCGCAGTGGGGCTACCTTAATCTGGGATTCGCGCTTGAGGTAGCCTGCGATGACGTTTCGCAGGATTACCCAACCAAAACTGACCTTGGCATTCGCAGCCATCTCTACGTAATCACGGAGTGAGCATGAGCCAGAACTGGATGCGCCACTTTGAACTGCTTCTGGTTGATGAGTCTGGCTCAGGCATCAGCCTTTCTGATTTTAAAGTCGTGTTTAATATCGAGTGGACGAATGCGATATGGCCGCGCGTCTCCACGGTGAAAATCTACAATCTGAAGAAGGATACTGTCAGCCGGATACAGGGGAAGGAATTCTCTCGGCTGAAGATGATTGCCGGTTATGACGGACTGGCTGCGCCGGTCGATGCCAGTCAGGTAGGCATCGCGCGCAATGTCGATGCTACTCAGGTCGGCCAGACTGATGGTCAGAACTTCGGCCAGATATTCGATGGCGAGATTCGCTTTACGATAACGGGTCGCGATAACCCGACCGATACATACATCCTGATTCAGGCAATCGACGGGCATCAGGCATTTGTAGCCGCGAAGGTCAATACCACGCTGGCCGCTGGTTACACGGTGGCAGATTTGCATGCGGCCACAATGCAGAGCTTCCAGCCATTTGGCGTAACTCAGGGCATTACCGCGCAGATGCCGGATACCGTGTTCCCTCGCGGGCGCGTGATGTATGGCATGGCGCGTGACGTGATGAATAACGTGGCTGAACAGTGCAATGCCAACTGGCAGATTGTGGATGGTCAGGCGCAGATGGTCAGCACTGATAAGTACATCCATGAGGCGATCGTGCTCAACAGCCGCACCGGACTCATCGGCATGCCACAGCAAACCATGGGCGCGGGTGTCAACGTACGCTGCCTGATCAACCCCAACATCCGGGTTGGTGGACTGATTGAACTGGACCAGGCCTCTGTGTATCGCACCGCACTTTCCAGTAATGAAGTGCAGCGGTCGGGTGGGCGCGTTTTTGAGACCGAAAATAACGGGAATCTGAACGTTAACGGGACACTGCAACAGCCCGCAAGTATTGCGACCGATGGCGTGTATATCGTGCAATCCATCAGTTATACTGGTGATACACGCGGACAAGCCTGGTATATGGATTTGATGTGCAGCGCCAGA